AAAGTACTTAGGTTCCAACACATCTACAATAGAACTTGCGAAATCCTTATAAAGGATAATATTGTTAAGTATTTGTAATTGAAATGTATTACCGAGGTAACCAAAATTCTTTTCTTTTGACATATTTCTTGAGTTTTAATCTGTGTTTGTAAATTATAAATATGGGTGAATTAGTGAATACTCTAGGTACTCGTAAGTTAAATTTTCACTTGAAAAAGTGTCAGTTAAGTTACGAAGGAACTTTTTTAGGTGTGGGCGTACGTCCACAGTGTATCTAGTCTTAGGTGGGTATAATTTAGCGTCCCAAATTCTATGACAAATTGTCTCATCACCTATCTTAAGATATATGTTGAAATCCTCATCACCTTCAGTATTTGAAGTCTCTAAAAGTTCAGGGTTGAGTATAATTTGACCAATATTTTCTACAAGGTAGTCAGACGACTTAAATTTCAAATCCTCTTGAATCACTTCGGAGAAGTTCTTGATTACATCATAAAGTTCAACACTTCCCCTCGCCTTAGGATTGTACCCTCTGACATTAAAATACCTTTGTACAACAAAGTTGTTGTTTAGAGTCATTAAGAACTCTAATTTGGTTGTTTCTGTTTTTTCTTTCATATTAAACGTTTTTTAGTTTTAAATCTTCTTTTTTCTTTTCTTGTTAATTTCATAATAGGGGTTAAAAATTCAACCCACGCGTTGTCATGTTTTGGTAGATACTTAAAAATTCCATCACTCATCATCATTCTCATTAGGTTTTTATATCCTCTACCATCAGGGTCTAAATTTTCTGTATGGTATTCTTCAATAATCACTTTTGATTCCTCGGTTAATAATGGTTGAGACAAATCTACGAGTTTTTTATTGATTATAAAAAATTCTTCACCATAAATTCCTCTTTTTGTTTTTCCTGAGAGTAAATTTTGTAGTGCTCGATTGTCTTTATCCGTTTTATGTAGTTCCTCCGCATGTTTTAAAATATCATCAATAGTTACGACACTATCAACTATTTCAGGAAATAACTTAACAAATGTTTTTTCACCCATATATCTGATACCATCAATATTATCTGATTTATCACCAGATATAATTTTAAATGTTGCTATGTTTTCATGTGGGATTGAGATATCCTTTAAAGGGACTAAATCTCCATTTCTAAGGGTTATCTTCTTCATCGGTTGGTACACTTCCACTTTATCAGAGATAAGCTGTGTGAGGTCCTTATCTGAAGAATAGATAGTCTTATATTCGTCTTCAGATATTTGACAGTAATATGCGATTAAATCATCACTCTCAGTGTTTTTAACAGAAACTTGTCTGATAAACATTTCTTCAAGATATGATTTAACTTGTTGTACCTGCCATTCAAACGATTCCTTTTTAGCTTCGTTTAATGTCTGTTTACGATTTCCCTTATATTCTGGTGAAATAAGTTTTCTTTGGGATGAGTTATTTTCCCCATCCCAAAACACAATCACTTTATCATGATTGTGTTCATTAAGAAACTTTTTGATTGTGTTAACGAAATGATATAAACCTCCAATATGTTTTCCGTCATGGTAGAAATCTCTTACTCCATGAAAACCTATTTTAAATAAATTATTTCCGTCAATTAATAATGTTTTAACCACTTTATTTGTGTTAAATTGTTACTGTTCTTTTTTTTCTTCTTCTAACTTAAAGTCACCTTCAACTCCGATAACCTCTTTCCAATACTCAGATTGCTCACTTTTGTATTTTTCAATTGATTTTTTTTCCTCAGTACTCTCTTTACCTGCTAGGAATCCGTGAGGAGTTACAATTATTTTTCCATCCGCATATCCTAATCCATTAATATGATTTTTCATTACCGATATTTTTGTTCTGGACGCGAACTTTACTTTTCTTTTGTTCTTAACTGCAGCTATAGTGGTAGTACCCGCATCTTTTTGATTACCAAATAAGAAAACTAAAGAAGAATTTAACCAAATCGCTTCACCTCCTTTGCTCTTTATCTTAGGTTGTCCAAATGGATTATCAGGAAGTTGTACCCAAGGTTGGTTAACAATTAATAAAGTATTTTCATACTTAGAATCTGCTCTACGTGAGCCCGAAATTCTTTGGTTGATACCCATACCTATTTTATCTGCTAATGTAGACGCATTATGCATTTTACCACCTTTACCATCAAAAGTCATTTTACATGGTACCGAACCTACTGAATCCCATAAGAATAATAAGTCGTAATCCAATTCACCTTTAGACTGAGCATCTAATAACTCATTAATAAAGTCAGTTATTTGTTCAATATAATTAAAATTATTATTAAAAATAAAGAACCCGTCCCAATCTAATTCACCCGTTTCTTCATCGACCACTTCATCACACTCGAAACCCATAAGTTTTGCGTGCTCAAAAGACCATTTTTGTTCCGTAATAATGAATACAGGTAATATACCCTTTTTCTGAGCATCTACTGCCGCTTTTACTAACGCAGTTGTTTTACCCGTATCTGAATGCCCTAAAAACATATTTAAATGACCTATTGCTGGTCCAGGTAATCCAACAGCATCTAAGAAATCCTCACCCAAATCAAAAAACCTTTGTGGTTTGTATTTTGCGGATGTAGAAAATTTCTTCTTTATACTACTAAAATCTTTTTTCTTTATTGCCATATTTTTTTTAGAATAATAATGGTAACGACACGAATGCCGTTACCATCAATTAATTAATTAGTGTTTTAAAATGGTAGGTTAGTATCTACACTCTCACTTGATTGTGGGTCATCAGATTCTTCAGTTTTAGTTGATTGGTTAGAACCACCTAAGACTACTTCAGAAGAGTCATCACCATATACGTACTTCTTTAGGTCGCTACTCCATACAGGTGTGTCACCTCTTGAAATTGCTTCTAAATACTCTACGGGTTTCTGTGCGTAAACATCTTGCCATGTTAACTCGTCAGTCATCCATTCTTTCATTTGAGACTCATCCGTATGAATAGCACACGGGTCATCATACATAACCGTTTGTACTACAGTGTACTCAATACCTTTAGGTGTTTTTGCCTTTGATAGTTCAACCATTAAATCACGTCCCTCATTAGCGTCGGTTACATCACCTTTCGCTTTCCAAATCGGAATAATTTTATCTAAGATACCTTCTTGTTTGTAGTTATCTTTAAATCTCCAAAATTTAGGTCCGTGGTCCTCATTGTCTCTATCGATAAGTTTTACAATGTAAAATTTACGTGGACGATATTGTCTCGCTAAATCTTTATCAGATTCTTTACCTGTTGAGATTAGTTCTTCGTAAACCTCAGTAAGAGGTGAACGTTCTCCGTCATTTTTACCTGGGTCGTAAAGTTTAGTCCATTTACCGTCAATCTGTACCTCATGATACCACACTTCTTTAAAAGGTGATGAACCGTCAGGTGTTGGTAGTATACGTACTCTTTTCTGTCCCGAACTTGTACCTTTTGGTAAATAAGTCGTGAAATAACGTTTTAACCTATCTTCTTGGGAGATAGATTGTTTCCCTGTGTTTGATTTTGAAGTATTTTGCTCATACTGAGCCAATACCGCGTCTAATGCATTTGCCATAATTTTTCTTTTTTCTCTGTTATTATTTATTTATCGTTTACTCAATTATAATATAACAAAGAAAGTCATTAAGTCAAATAAAAAAAGACCATTTAGAATGGTCTTTAATTTTTATTTATAAACTTTATATAATATGTAAGGGGTATTAATATTCTTGTTCTAAAGGTGCATCAAACGAATCTTTGATATCTCTATCTGAATAACTTTCCACTTCATCAGACGTTAGTACATATTCATTTTTACCTGTCTTTTCCATATCAGGACCTTTGTCCATAAAGAAATCTGTTAACTTTTGATTATATGGGTAACTATCTAAACTTCTTAGTTGTAACTTTTCTTCAGGTGATTTTTGACGATATTTTTCAACTTTATCTTCTAAACTATTAATTTTAACTAATATTTTATCCATATCAGATAATTTAGAAGTAAGGTCATTTAACCTATCCATCATACTATCCATATATTCCTCTTGTTTAGCTGACATATCTTTTTGAGTAGTAACTAAATCAGTTATATCTAACTCTTCTGTCCCACTCTCTTCTACATCTGAATCAGATGAAGGTTCACCAACAACTTCAACATCGGGGTCAGACTCAACATCGACAGGTTGTACACCATCAATCTCAAGTTCAGGACTTTCTAAATCAAGTTCACCACCTTCAATCGGCTCAGGTAAGTCAGTTTCTTGTTCAGTAATATATTTGTTAATATTATTATATTTACTTATCTCTTCTAATATTTTCTTATCTACAGACATTTTGTATATTTTTTTAACCGTTTAAGAGTGTCTTTACACCATGAGGTGTTTCAACTCTTAAAGTCTTATTTAGTTTCATTGAGTTATCGACCCTTTCTATAAGTCCGTCTCTCATTCTTACGGTATAACAATCACCGGTGTCT